AAAGAAAGGTTAGGCGATGGGTTTCGTTCTCATTTAACCAGCACGGGTTTCCGTGTAGCCGGGTTTCCGTGTGATCCGATTCGCAATCGGGCCGCGGGCGGTCTAGCCTCAAAGGTCGAAGAACAAAACAGGGGAAGGGCATGCGACCGGGCGACGAAAAATTCAACCCGTGGATATTCGAACTCGAGGCATTGCGCCTGCTGGGACGGGTCGCGGCGAGCCCGCTGCAGATCCTGCCGCGGGATCTGCTCGAGCGGGAGAGCGGTCAGGAGACGGTCGACTATGTCGCGGGGATTTTGGCCGAGTTATGGAACGACGGGCTGATCAGCTGTGTCGTGATCCGTGACATTCCTGGCGGCGATCAGATGGTCGCCTATGCGATATTAGCCCAGGCCGAGGACTCGCCGGCGATCTGCCTGCAGGCCTATGACGTCGAACCGCAGTATCAGGCGAAGTTCAATAAAACCAATTTGCTAAACATGATCATCGGGGTCTATCCCGAAATCATGACCGTGTGCGATCGCGAGGACGTTCCGTTTTTCGAATACCTGGGGTTTCAATTCGAAGGCGCGCAGCATTTTAAAGAAGACCCGCATTATAAATTGGCGAACTATTTAACGGGCGGTCGCGCGGTCATGGTGCGCGGCGACAAGTCGGCATTAGACGCGCCTGCCTTTGTATTGAGCGACTACCAACTAAAGCAAATTAAAGAAATCGCAAACGGGGAATAACGTGGAAACTTTAAGCGCTAGCGAAATGAACCCGCAGCAACTAAAGAATTTTAATCAAGCCCTCGACATTGAAGCCCAGGGCATCGCGCAGGATCTGTTCACCATTCCGTTCATGTTCGGGCGCCTGCTACTGGCCGACGGCGAACAGGCACTGCGGGCGATCGCGGCGATCCGGCGCCTGCTCAGTGAAATGTCACACGCGAAGTTCGTGCGATTCGTGTGCATGACGCACCCGATCACGGGCGAGTTCATCGGCTACGCGATGACGTTCGAACCGGGCGAAGGCGACGGCGTGGGGCTGCATCACATATGGTTGAAACCCGAGTTCCGCGGGAGGGGCGCGGGCTCGGCGCTGATGCGGCAACTGATCCAGCTGCACCCGGTCATGACGCTCGTTTGTTTGCCTGACCTGATCCCGTTCTATCAGCGTTTCGGGTTTATCACGGCGGGTCGTTACACCGCTTACAAGAACCCCGGCGCCCCCGAGTCGGCGGTCATATACGCGGGCTGTGAAATGATGTTTCGGTCGAACCGGGCGCAGATCGACGGGAGTATTTTGCTATGGTCTGACGACGACCTGCGGGACATTATCGACGCAATGGGAACCCCGCCGAGGGCTTGATCATGATCATGCAGCTGCACACTTGCCCGAAAGAATCGCTCGCCGCGGCCCTGGCGTTTAATGCCAGGGATCAGGGCGCCGAGCACCGCGACGCCTGGGCCTGGGGGATCGTGATCGGCTGGGACGCCGAGAGCCTGCAGGAATTGGCCGACCGCCACGGCTGGGCACCGGAAACGGTCGCCCGCCTGCAGCAGCTGCACCGCGATTTCGTCGCCCTGGTTCCGCCTGGGCCTGCAGGGGGCGGGACGATATGAGCGAGGAGGAGGCTATTCGCGATTGTGTGCGCGACCTGAACAAGCACGAATTGCGCGCGTCGCTGATCTGGCACCGGGACAACGCCGAGCATTGTCGCGACACCGGCGACCACCGCGCCTACGTCCGGCACCTGTTCATCGTCGCGGCGATCTGCGAAGAACTGGCAAAGCGTAAAGGCGTTTTCGTGGCCTGATGAAAATCGAAAAACTTGCGCAATCGTGCGCAAGGGTCAAGGCTAAGGGCGGGGGGAATAACGCGCATCAGGTTCGCCGTTATGACCAGTACGATCATGGACGTCGCTCGCGCCGTGGGCTGCAGCGACGTCGCGATTCACCGAGCAAGGCGTCAGGGCCGTCTGCCTGAACACATTTTCACGGTCAACGAGCAGGGCAAAACCTGCATGATCGACCTCGAGGCTGCGACGGCCGTCGTCGCCTCGATCATTGGCGTTCGCTCGAGCGCCAACATGAACGGCAAGGGCAAAGAGCCCGACAAGCCACGCCGACCAGCACCACCCCCGCGCACCCAGGACGACGACGACGCCGATGACGAACGCGCGCTGCGCGCTGCAGGCATTGTCGACAAGTATCAGGACGCCCGCGCGACCCGCGAATTTTACACGGCGCAGAAAGCCGAGCTCGAATACAAGCAACGCGCGGGGCAGCTGGTCGACAAGACCGAACTCGCGACCGCGCTGTTCGGCGTCGGCCGCACGTTCCGCGATTCGCTGCAGCAGCTGCGCCCGCGACTGGCCGCCCTGCTAGCGAGCGAGCGCGACGAACACCGGATCGACCAGATCATGCAGGGCGAATTCGACGCGATGCTCGAGGAGGTCGCCGATGCTCTGCAACGCCTCGCAGCTGGCGGCTGATCAGATTGGCGCAGGCCTGCGCCCTGACCCGACGCTGACGGTCAGCGAGTGGGCTGATCAGAACCGCATTCTCGACAGCAAGTCGAGCCCCGAGCCTGGGCGATGGCGCACGTCGCGAACCCCGTACCTGCGCGAACTGCAGGATAATCTGTCAATCAGTTCGCCCGTGATCGAGTTTTGTTTTAAGAAACCGACCCAGATCGGCGGGACGGCGATGTTCGAGAACGCCGTCGGCTATGTCATGGACCACGCCCCCGGCCCTGGGCTGTTCCTGCAGCCGTCGCAGGATCTGGCAAAGCGGCTGGTCAAACAAAAAATCGACCCGATGATCGAGGCCTGCCCAACGCTGACGGCGAAGCTGCCGGCGAAACGCGGGTCGGGCGGCGGGAACAACCTCGAGGAAAAAGAATTTCCCGGCGGGATGTGGCTGTTCAAGTGGGCGAGCAGCACCGCGGGGCTCAGGTCGGCGTCGATCCGTTATCTGCTGATGGATGAACTGGACGAATGGAAAACCGAGATCGGCGAGCAAGGCGATCCCGAGCAGCTGGCGCGCAACCGGACGAACGCCTATGGCAAGCGCAAGAAAATCGGCGCGGCCTCGACCCCGACGATCACCGGCGCGAGCAAAATTTCGGCCCTGTATGACGACAGCGATCAGCGGGTTTATAAGGTCCCCTGCCCCTATTGCGACCTGCCGATCACGTTCGTTTTTAAACACCTGCGATGGACAAAGGGCAAGCCCGAGACGGCGCGTTATCACTGCCAGGAGTGCGACACGCCGATCGACGAATATCGAAAAACGCTGATGCTCGAGGAGGGCGATCGCCGCAACCTGCAGGGCGACAAGCGTTTCGGCTGGGTCCCGCTGAACCCCAGCAACAAGCACCGGCGCGGCTACTGGATCAACGCTTTGTATAGTCCCGTGGGGTTTAAGTCGTGGGAGGAAATCGCCCAGGAGTGGGAAGCGGCCCAGGGTAAACCCGCAAAATTAAAGACCTTCACCAACTGCGTTTTGGGCGAGACGTGGAACGAACAGGGCGAGGCGCCGGACAATGACACGCTGTTCAAGCGGCGCGAAAAGTTCGAACGCAACGTCGTCCCGGCCGGCGGCCTGCTGCTCTATGCCGGCGTCGACGTGCAGCGCGGCGCCGGCGGCGGTAAAAATGGCTGGCTAGACGTGACGATCTACGCCTACGGGCGCAACCGTGAACGCTGGCTAGTCGATCACCGTCAGTTCATGGGCGACACCGCTGACGAACAGTCGCCCGAATCGCCCTGGAAAAAACTCGAGGCGATGCTCTCGGAACAGTGGCCGCATGCTCACGCCGGCGTGACGATGAGGCTGCAGGCGATGGGGGTCGACTCAGGCGATCAGGCGGCGACGGTCTATCGCTGGGCGGCGCTGCAGGATCCGGCGCGGGTCAAGTGCCTGAAAGGCGAGAACCTGTCGGTCATGGTCGCGTCGGCGACGAACGTCGCGAGTGACGTGCACGGCAAGAAATCGAAGCGCGGCGTCAAGCTCTACAGGGTCGGGATTAATCTGATAAAAGACGAACTTTATGCGGACCTGCAGCGGCCCCCGCCTGGGCTGAACGAGCAGGCGCCGACCGGCTATGTGCATTTCCCCGAGGCCCTGGACCCGGAATTTTTCGCGCAGCTGACCGGAGAACGGCGCGTGCAGCGGCTGGTCAAAGGCAAAGTCGCGACGCTCTGGGAACCGATTCGGCCGCGCGTGGAAGTCCTCGACACGACGGTCTATGGCCGCGCCGTGTCCTATCTGGCGGGGATCGACCGATTCACCGAAGACCATTGGCAGGCGATCGAGCAGTCGCTCGGCCTGGACATTACCACCCCGCCCCCGGCGCCGGTCGTGCCCGGTCAACCCCCTGCAGGCGCGAGCGTGTCGCCCCCTGATTCGACCCGGAAAACCGGGCACACGGAAAACCGGGCGGCCCCTGGTCGCAAGCGCTCGAAATTCTGGGACCGATAAATATCTGTTTGCGTCGCTGGAAATTGCGACTAACCTTTCGAACTAACACCGAACCGCCCCGTTAGATGTTCGACCGGGCGGGCACAATGGACCGGCGTTAGGGGAAGGGCGTCACGGAAAACCGAGAGGTTTTGTCGTGGCATTTACAGTCGAGCAATTCGAAGCCCTCGAGGCGGCAATCGCCGAAGGCGTTTTGACTGTTACCTGGGGCGGCGCCGGTCAGAATAAATCGGTCCAGTACCGCAGCCTGACGGATTTGCTCCGCGTCTATAACATGATCGGCCGCAGCCTCGGCCTGATTTCCGCGACCCCCCGCATGACCTTTTCGAATTTCTCGAAGGGCTTCCAATACGCGGGCGGCGGTCAGGGTCAGGGCAGTTTCTGCGGATGCTGTGGCGGCTACCATATCGCCGGTTCGTGTGGCTGCCATGATTAAGGCCCTGGACTGGCTGTTTCCTGGGCACGCCGAACGCCGCGCCCGTGCCGAACTCAATATCGCCCGATACTCTGCCCTGACCGATGGCGTGAAACGCGCCTTCGAAGCCGCAGCCGTGGGCCGTCGAAATGCGGCATGGCGCGCGAGTGGCGCCGACGCGAACGCCGAACTCGCGCCGGCAATGGCGCGCATGCGCAACCGCGCCAGGGACCAGCGTCGAAATAATCCCTACGCGACGTCAGGCGTCGCGGCGATCGCCGACTACGCCGTCGGCCACGGGATCATCCCCCGCCCTGCAGGCAAGTCGAAACCGGCGAACAAGAAACTCGCGAAACTCTGGGACAAGTGGGCGAACAGCACCGACTGCGACGCCGACGGCCTGAACACCTTCTACGGAATGCAGCACCTGATCGTGACCTCGATCGTCGAGAGCGGCGAGGTTCTGGTTCGCCGTCGCTGGCGCAAAGCAAAGGACGGCTTAGCCGTGCCGATGCAGCTGCAGGTTCTCGAGGCCGACTATCTGGACGAACTGAAAACGGCGTCGCTCGCCAATGGGGGGCAGATCATCCAGGGCGTGGAATTCGACGCGATCGGCAAGCGTGTCGCCTACTGGCTTTTCTCGCAGCACCCCGGCGCGCTGGGCTATCAGACTTATCTGGAATCGAAACGGGTCCCGGCCGAGGACGTCCTACACATTTTTTTAGCCGAGCGGCCGGGTCAGGTCCGCGGCTATACATGGCTGGCGCCCGTCATCCAACGCATGAAAAATTTAGACGAAATGGACGACGCGACCATCGAGCAGGCGAAGGTCGCGGCCTGTTTCGCCGCCTTCATTTCGAGCGACCCGACCGGCGATATCTTGGCGAACGGCGCGAGCGCCGATCTGCTGTCGCACGTCGAGCCGGGGATCATCCAGAAACTCGGCACGAACGAGAGCGTCACGTTCGGTTCGCCGCCGACCTTCACGGGCTACCAGTCTTATACATGGCTCGCCCTGCATGCCGTGGCCTCGGGCCTGGGCGTCCCTTACGAAATCCTGACCGGCGACCTAAAGGGCGTGAACTTCACGTCGGGCCGCATGGGCTGGCTGCGCTTTTATGAGCGGATCGGAGTATGGCAAAAACGCATGATTATCCCGGCGCTCTGCCAGGGCGTGTGGTCCTGGTTCATGGCCGCGCAGATGCTCGCGCCCGAGGGCGGCATTTTCGACACCGTGCCGGCGCAGTGGATTGTGCCCCGGCGTGTCGTCCTCGATCCGAAAAACGAAATCACGGCCACGAAAGACGCTATCCGAAACGGCCAGATCAGCTGGTCGGACACGGCGCGCGAGAACGGGTATCCAGACCCCGAGGCCCTGGCCGAACAGATCGCCGCTGACAATGAATTGTTCGATCGCCTGGGCCTGACCCTCGATTGTGATCCGCGCAAAGTCGGCGCCGTGGGCGCGGGCTCTGCTGCCGGCGACACCACCGACGACACCACCACCACCGACGACCCGCCAGCCGCGGACGATCCGCCTGCAGGCGATGACGCCACGACCGACGAAACCGTGCCCGCCGAGGAGTCGCAAGAATGAGCGCGAAAAAGAAACCCGCCGACGGCGCCGCCACCACCCGGCAGACGCCCGCTTTTCAAGTCCGCGCGGCGATCCGCCCCGAGTCCATGAACATCGAGAGCCGCACGGTCGAGGTCGTTTTCTCGACCGGGTCGCGTGGGCTGCGCTGGTCCTGGGAGGTCGGCGAATACCTCGAAGAACTGGAAATCAGCGAGCAGGCGGTCGACCTGTCGCGCATGAACGCCGGCGCCCCAGTCCTCGACACGCATCAGCGCTATGACCTGTCGACCGTGATCGGGGTCTGCGAACGCGCCTGGATCGAGGGCGAACTCGCGATCGCCGAGGTTCGATTCGCCGATGACGCGGCCAGCGACATTATTTTTCGCAAGGTCGTCAGCGGGATCATTCGAAATTTGAGCGTCGGCTATTTCGTCAACCGCTACGCGATCACGGACTCGGCCGACAACGTCCTGCCGATCTATCGCGCCGTCGACTGGCAACCGTTCGAAGTGTCGTTCGTGCCCGTCGGTTTCGACGCGGCGGCGACCGTGCGCGACCTGCAGGCCTGCACCCGTTCCGCGGATTACAAAGGGCAGCTGCACCTGACTGAATTCCCAACCCGGCAGGCCCCGCCCGCCGAAACAACCCCGGCCGATGAGGGCACGAAAATGACCGAAGAAGAAAAACGCGCGGCCGAGGAGCAGGCCCGCAAAGAACGCGAAGCCGGCGAAAAAGCTGCTGCGCAGCGTGCCGTCGAAGCCGAGCGCGCCCGCGTCGCGGGGATCCGCGCCACTGGCACACGGGTCGGCCTGGAGCCGGCGCAGATCGACGCGATCATCGCGCGCGACCTCGACCCTGCTCAATCGGGCGAGGCGATTCTCGAGGTCCTGGCCGAGCGTCATGCGCAGCAACCGCGCACCGTGACCGGGCAAGTGATCCGCCTGGACGACGAACCCGACGCGAACATGCGCGAGGCAATGACCGGGATGATCCGAAACCGGGTACGCCCTGGAGCGGTCGAGGTTAAACCCGAGTGGCGCCGATATCGCGGGATGAACCTAGTCGGCATGGCCGCCGAGTGCATTCGCGCAGCTGGCGGCGACCCGACCGGGCTGACCCCTCGGGAAATCGCGATGGCCGCGATGAACTCGGCGACCTCGGCGATCCGCTCTGCAGGCATGCACACGACCAGCGATTTCCCGCTGATCCTGGCGAACTCAATCGGGAAAACCCTGCTCGCCGCTTATGCCGCGGCCCCGCAGCAGTTCCGCGACTGGACCTCGCGCACCACCGTCCCCGACTTCAAAGAGGTCGCGCTCGTTTCGCTCGGCGATCTGTCGCCGTTCCAAAAAGTGAACGAGCACGGGGAATATAAATACGGCACTTTCGGCGAGAACGGCGGCCGACTGAAAGTCGAAAAATGGGGCGAGATTATCGCGATCACCTGGGAGGCGATCATTAACGATGACCTCGGGGCGTTCTCGAGAATTCCGACCATGCTCGGCCGCGCGGCTATGCGCAAAGAGAGCGATATCGTCTGGGATCTGCTGCTATCGAACCCCGAGTTCACCGACGGTTCGACCGTGTTCTCGCCTGAACACGGGAACTATGTCACCCCTGGGACCCCGATCAATATCGAAACGCTCGCCGCCGGTTATGAGGCGATGGCGTCGCAGACGTCGGACTCGGGCGAGGCGCTGTCGATCGTTCCGAAATTCTTGATCGTCGGGCCGAAACAGTCGCTCGCTGCCTATCAATACACCTCGAGCGCGTACACCCCGAACAGCCCTGGCGCCGTCAATGACCCGCGGAATCAGAACCTGACCGTCATCGTCGAGGGTCGGATCACTGACTACCGCTGGTATCTGGTCGCCGACCCGGCCGACGTCAATAGCATTGATTACGCCTACCTCGAAGGGGAGGAGGGCGTTTTTATCGAAACTCGCGAGGGCTTCGAAGTCGACGGCCTGGAAACAAAAGCCCGTCTCGTTTTCGGCGCGTCCTGGGTCGATTACCGCGGCGTCTACCTGAACACCGGCGCCCCGACCCCGGCCGCGCTCGGCGCACCCCAGGCGGCGAAAGCGAGTTCGACCGACGCCAAAAACAAATAAACGGAAATCCGGCCAGCCGGAAACCCGGCTAATTGAGAGGGCGACACAATGAAAAACTTCATCCAATGCGGCGACATTCTGACCGCCCCCGCCCCTGCAGGCGGGGTCGTGTCGGGCGGCGCGTATCTGATCGGCTCTATGTTCGGGATTTCGGCCTACACCGCCGAACCGGGCGAGCCGGCCGAATTCAAACTGACCGGCGTTTTCAGTCTGCCGAAAACCGCGGCCGAAATGTGGGACGTCGGCGATCCGGTCAACTGGATCGCCGCGACTAGCAAAGTCGGCAAAGGGGCTGGTCAGCTGATCGGATTCGCCGCAGCGCATGCGACCAACCCGAGCGACGTCGGCGCCGTTCGCCTGAACGGCGTGTCGCTGCCGGCCGCAGTGTAAGGGGGCGCGCTATGTCGTGGCAGGCAATAGCAGACCGGGCGGCGCGGGCAATTTTGCGCACGTTCAACGAGAACACGGTCAGCGAGGTCTGGTTTTTGATCGACGGCAATCCCGTCGATTCGCACCTGATCGAGCAAGCGGTTTTCGACTGCGCCTACATCGTGCAGGACCCGCAGACGGGCGCGATCGTCAGTTCGACGAACCCGACGCTCGGGGTCCGCCTGCAGGATCTGCCACGCCTGCCGCTGCCGTCTGACGTGATTCAAGTCCGCGACAAGCTCTACACGATCGACGACGTCATTCAGGACGGCGTGACTGCAGCCGTTTTGATTTTGCGGGAGGCCTGACGATGGCGATCGACACACTGCACCCGCGCAACCAGATCCGCGACGCCGCTGTCGCCCTGCTGCGCAGCTATTTCGAGCCGGGGATCAAGGTCTATTCGACCCGCGTCTCGCCGTACCAGCAAAAGGAGTGGAACACCGAACTCCCCGCGATCGCCGTTTACACCCTAAAGGACGTCGGGAAACTGATGGACGCGGCGCCCAGGACATACGAGCGGCACGTCGAATTGGCGGTCGAGGTTCTGACCGAGGGCAAGGCGCGCGCCGAGGTGATCGACGCCGGCCTCGACAACCTCTGCAGGGCCGTCGAAATCCTGATGCTCAGCGACGACACCCTCGGGGGCACTTGTAACGATCTGCTTTACGCCTCGACCGTGATGGATTTCGGCGACGCCGGCGACCCGAACGTCGGCGTAGCGAGGATCTTTTTCGACGCCGAATATCTTGACACGCAACCCAACGCCGCCCAGGCCGAGGGCCTGCCCGACCTTAATCGGGTCTGGGTTGATTACTCGCTCAGCAACGAACAGCCGGATCCGCTGGATCAGGCGCACTCACACATCGAGGGCCTGTCGCCATGACTACCGTGATTTTGAAACCCGCGCCCGGCGCCCGTGTGCGCTTTCCGAACAACCCGTCGCGCCTGCTGCGCGAGGAAGGCGATCGCGTCGAACTCGACAGCGCATGGCGTCGACTGATCAAAGCGGGCGACGTCCTCGAGGTCGAGCCACCACCACCACCGGAAGGCGGCGCCACCCTCGCCCCGTCGGCGAGCGACGCGACGATCGCGCCACCGGCCAGCAATCCACGGGCCTTTAAACGCACCGAAACAGGAGGCGAATAGTCATGGCGATTTCATTCGATACCATTCCCGGCCCGTCGAACCTGCGGAAACCCGGCGTCTATAGCGAAATTGATAACAGCATGGCGGTCAGCGGTCCCCAGGGCGTGACCTATCGCCGCCTACTGATCGGGACAAAACTGCTCGAGGGCACCGCCGACGCTGAAAAGCTGGCGCGCGTGACCAGTCCCGCCCAGGCCGACACCCTGTTCGGCGCCGGCAGTGTGCTCGCCGGCATGGTCCGCGCGGCGTTCGCCCAGGACACCTACACCGAACTGCAGTGCATGCCGCTGGATGATCCGGCTGCAGGCGCCGCGGCGACGATGACGATCACCGTCGCCGGCACCGCGACTGCTGCCGGGACGCTTTTCCTGATGATCGCAGGGCGTCGACTCGACGTCGGCGTCAGTTCGGGCGACGCCGCGGCCGATGTGGCGACCGCGATCGCCGACGCGATCACCGCCGACGCGAGCCTGCCGGTCAGCGCCGCGGCTGCCGTGGGGGTCGTGACCTTGACCGCGAAAAACAAAGGCGAAACCGGCAACGGCCTCGACGCCAGGGTCAACTATTTCGACGGTCAGGCGACCCCCGCCGGCCTCGACGTTTCTGCCCTGGCGACGTTCACCGGCGGCACCGGGAACCCGGACATTTCCGACGCCCTGGCGGCGATCGGTCAGGAATGGTTTCAAGTGTGGGCCACCGCCTACACCGACGGCGCGAACCTGCAGGCGCTCGAACAGGAACTGACCAGCCGGTTCCAATGGGATCGCGAAATCGAGGCGCATTGTTTCGGCGCGGTTCGTGGCACCGTCGGCGAACTGGCGACCCTGGGGAACCTGCACAACTCGCCGCACCTGGGGCTGATTCACGCCACCGCCGAGCCGATGCCGAGTTATGAAAAGGCGGCCGAGACGGCGGCGATCGCGGCGAAATATGCGGCGATCGACCCGGCCCGTCCGCTGCAAAACATTAATTACAATTGGTGCCTGCCACCGCAGCAGGGTCTGCGGTTCACGGACAGCGAGCGGAACAGCCTGCTTTTCGACGGCATCGCGACGTCGAAAGTGACCGTCTCGACAATGGTCGCCGAGCGACTGATCACGACCTATCAGTTCAACGCTGCAGGCGCGTCAGATATCAGTTACCTAGACGTCGAAACGCTGTTCACGCTGATGTTCCTGCGCCATGACTGGGCCGATCTGATTCGCCGGAAATATCCACGGGCTAAGCTCGCCGACGACGGCACCCGCTACGGTCCAGGGCAGGTCGTGGTCACGCCAAAACTGATGGCCGCCGAGGCGATCAACCGATTCAGGGACTGGGAAGAAATGGGCCTAGTCGAGTCGGCGGATCAGTTCAAAGCCGACTTAATCAGCGAGCGCAACCTCTCGGACCCGAACCGTCTCGACATGCTGCTACCACCCGATCTTATAAATCAGCTTCGCATTACCGCGAACAAAATACAGTTCCGGCTTTAAACGGAAATCCGGTTAGCCGGGTTTCCGGCTGGTCGAACATACTTTCGGAGGGTCGCCAAAATGGCACGAATCGGCGGGATCATCAGCCTGAAAATCGACGGCGAGAGCTACAGGGCGAAGGGAAATTTCACTTACTCGCTCGGCGCCAACAAAAAAGAAATGGTCGTCGGGGCCGACGGGATTCACGGCTATAAGGAACTGCCCCAGGTCCCCTACATCGAGGGCGAAATCACGGACAGCGCTGAAATCAGCATGCAGGCGCTGCGCAACATCGTGAACGCCACGGTCACGCTGGACCTCGCGAACGGGAAACTGATCAGCCTGCGCAACGCCGTCGAGGCGAGCGACGGGGTCGGCAACACGGAAGAAGGGAACCAGTCGATCAGGTTCGAGGGAATGAGCGCCGAGGAGATCCGCTGATATGACTAGAGCCTCGAGCGTGACGGTCGTCCTCGGCGATCCGATTCAATTCGGCGAGGAACTGATCACCGAACTGACCCTGAAAAGGATCAAGTTTAAACACCTGCGCCAGATCCCCGACCTGAACGCGATGACCACGGATCAGCTCGGGAATCTGCTCGAGCGCATCAGCGGTCAGCCGAAAGCCGTGATCGACGAACTCGACGCCGAGGACCTCGAGGCGATCGGCGACCAGATAGCAAAGATTTTGCCCGCTGGCCTGAAAACTTCGCTGACATAGCCGCCCTGCTGGCGGGAGCGCTGCACGTCCCGCCCGAGCAAATTGATCGCATGAACTGCGATGACCTGCGGTTCTGGTACAGGCGAGCCGAGGACTACATCGCATGGCAGACAAACAGTTCGGCTTAGACATAGTGATCAAGGCGGTCGACCAGTTCACGGCGCCGCTCAGGCGTGCCGTGTCGGGCATTCAATCCGCCTTCGCCCCTATGACTGCCAAACTCGCCGGCCTCGGCCAGAAAGCCGGCGTCGGCAAATTGGTCGGCGCGGTCGGCGGCGTCACGCAAGCGGTCGGCGGGCTGCTGGGAAGGCTGGCGCAGATCGGGGTCGTCGCGGCTGGCGCGGCGGCGGCGGTCGGCGGCGCCCTGTTCACGATGGCGAAAAATACGGCGGATTACGCCGGCGAACTGAACGACCTGTCGAACGCGCTCGGCGTCTCGACCGACGCCCTGCAGGCCTGGAGATTCGCCGCGAACCAGACCGGCGCCAGTAATGAGGACCTGACAAGCGGCCTCGAAGCCCTGAACAAAAACATGGGCCTCGCCGCGAACGGCCAGGGCAAGGCAAAAGACATTCTCAAGGGCTGGCACATCCAGCTGAAAAACGCCGACGGCTCGGCGCGCAAACTCGAGGACGTTTTGCCGACCCTGGCCGACCGATTTAAGAAAATGGAAAACCCGCAACTGCGGTCGGCGGCGGCGTCGAAATTGTTCGGCGGCGCGGGCGCTAAGCTGCTGCCGATGCTGGTCGACGGCTCGGCGGGCCTCGCCAAGATGGCGGCCGAAGCCGAGAAAATGGGCCTGATCCTCGACGAAACCGCGATCGCCGCCGGCGACGATTTCGGCGACAGCCTGGACAAGCTGCCGGCGGTCCTGGGCGGGATCGGGAATATTATCGCCTCGGCGTTTATCCCGACGCTGACCGAACTGTCGGACGGCCTGCGCAAACTGATCACCGACAATATGCCGGCGATCAAGAAATGGGCGAAGGAATTCGGCGAGGGCCTGCCGGCCAGGGTCGAGGCGATCAAGCTCGCGATCAGCGACCTCGGGGAAACCCTGCGCCCCTTGATCAAAATTTTCACCTTTATCAGCGAGAAAGTCGGGCTCGTGAACTTCGCGCTCGCCGCCCTGGCGGTCGTCATCGCCGGCGTTCTGGTTTCATCCGTGTCGGCATTGATCGGCGCCCTGGTCACGCTCGGGACCGTGATGCTGACGACCCCGATCGGGATCTTTATCACCGCGATCGCCGCGATCGGGGTCCTCGCCTACGCCATATATGAGAACTGGGACAAGATCACCGGCCGCCTCGCCGAGAAATTCGCCGAGATTAAAGCGGCGTTCAAAGAGGGCTTTATCGACGGGCTGGTCAAGGCGTGGCAGGAATTTAACCCGTTCACGCTGATGTATGAGGCGTTCACCGGGTTTATCAGTTACCTGACCGGCTGGGACGTCGCGAAAATTCTCGGCGACAAGTTCCGCACGGCGGTCGCTGCGATCCAGGCCGCTATGCCGGACTGGCTGAAAAAATTGGTCGGCCTCGAGGGCGGGGGCGGCGAAATGAGCGCCGGGACGGCTGGCGGGGGCTCAGGGATGGCAGCCGCCCCGACCAGTTTCCCAGGCGCCCAGTTTGGGCGACCCCGACTCGGGCCGCCCGTGGGCGTCATGGCTGCAGGCGAACCGGGGGCACCGGGCGCCCCTGGGCGGGCCGGCGAACCGGGAACTG